AAGGCGGACTTATTAATCGTTTTCCACAGCTCGCTTGCCTGCTCCCGCCAGAACGGGTATGTGCTCATGCCGTCAAAGACAGACACGCCCTGGTCGCCCACCATGTAGACGCGTTCAGCATCAACGGCCAGCGTGTTGAAAAACTCAGTGCCGCCGCCAAACTGTTCCTTGATTACATAGCTGCCAGGGTCTGTGTTCAGGATGCGGAACACACGGTTTTTCTTGAACGCCAAGAGCTGATCCCCGAACCGCCGCAGCGCATAGAATTTATCGCCGTCCCAGGTTGGCTGCAAAATATCCCCTGCGCCGTCCTCCGGTTCCTCGTCGGCACCAGGGCCGGTCCAGTCAGTAGGATCATAGGGCCGTGAATACATCAGCATGTCAGGATTGTCCGTAATGGCTGCAGCCCAGATGCGTTCAGAGTAGCGCTCGATCACGCCAAATTTCTTGTCGCCGGTCGCAATCGTGATAATATGCCAGGCCGGAGAACTGACTTCCATCCAGGTCATATCCAGCAGGTAATTCCATGTTTGTTCCGTATAGTCTCCCCAGGTTGTCGGGCGGTCAGGCGGTACGACCATGATCATGCCATCCAAGCCATTGCTCATGAGCAGCACGTCAACAGTATCGTCACTGTTTTCCGGGTTGATCTCGTAAGTGACCCAACTCCACACGTTGCTCTGAAATGCGTCAATGCCTGACGGCAAATCAATCTCTGCCCATGCGCCGCCATCATCCCCGGCCTGTCGGTAGTACAGTTTCCCGCCGCTTGCACATATATACCATTCCTTGCTGCCAGGGCCTTCATACCAGCGCCGATAGAAGGACGCCAGGGTTTCCACCCGGTTCTCAAAAGCCCCAGACAGCTCAGGGCAGGCGGCCTGGGGCTGTAATACGCCGTTCGGCGTCTCGACGTTCTCAGCGATTGCGGCGTATACAGGATTCGGATTCAAGCCGGTATCTGACTGATTCAGCCCGCGAAACTCGCTGATCCATACATCCGCATCGTAGCTATGCAGACTAAAATACGCCACAACAACACCGCCTTATCTCGGAATATTGAAAAAGTGTTTGTACTGTTTGTTCGTGCCATCGGGGTTTATGCCGCCAGCGCCACCGTCACCGGCGATCTTAGAACAGATTTCCTCAAAGGAATTTCTGAAAGCCAGACCACGATTCTGCTTTGACGGGTTTCCGTTGCGATACACAAGCCAGGTCGCCCAGTCAGCAATATACCGATGCACCCATTCGGGAAGGTTCGGCACGTCCGTATCTTCGGCCAGCCTCGGATAATCCGTCTGGGGCGTATGACTTTTTGTCCACACCTTCACAAGCCGGTCATATCCATCGTTGATGTACCCCAGCAGAGAGGGCAGAAAGTCGCCAACATCATCCGCGTCATTGTTGGTCTGGAACATGACCTCATCTTTGATTTCTGCCACCGTCACGGCGCGTCACCTCACAGGTCGGGATATTTATTGCGAAGCTGCATAAAGACAGCGGGGGATACATTCAAGGGCTCTCCCTGACGAACATAAGTCTTCTCCCCGTTAATCGTCACATGGTCGTAAGGGTCGATGGGAATACCGGTTTCCGCTTCGGGCGGCTTCGGAATGCGAATGGGCACGATATTTTTGTTTTCTTTTTCCTCTGCGACAGGGATTGCCACAGTCAGGCCGTCATCAAGCACAACAGCCTCATTCTTTTTTGCAGACATAATCAAATCTCCTCTCAGAGAAGCGGAGCCGCCGAATAGACGGCCCCGCCGTCAAATCATTTAGGCCGTAGCGCCGGATTCAATACGCACGATGTAGTCATCATTCAGGATCACGGTGCAGAAGCCCTTTACCTTCCAGGCGATAGTGCCGCGCTGGTTCAGGGGGTCGTCGGAACCGGAGGAACCGGCGGGCTTCACAATGATTTCCACGTTCCGGCCATTGCCACCCAGATCAACAGAACCATAGCTGTTCTCGGCATACACCAGGGTAGAGTACACGGGAGCACCGGACGCGCCGCCGCCATAAGGCACGATGGTCAGGCTCTGCGCGGTCGTCCATTCAGTGGTGATAGCAGAGCCGGGGTCCCAGCGGAACTTGATCTTCTTGTTCGCATAGTCCACACTCTCGATGCACATGGGCGTTACATAGTTGGTGCTGCTCTTGGTGTACTGCACGTTCACCATCAGGCCGGTCAGGGCGCGGGCCTCGTCGGGCGTGATGGTGGCGTTGGTGGTCAGGATGCGGTTGGTGGCGTCATAATTGGCGCTGGCCGCGATTGCCGTCGTGGAGCCGATAATGTAGGTCTGGGCCTTGAAAATCTTGGCGTTGGTGCTCTCAAAGCACTTCACCTTGTAGATCGTGCCCAGCTCGTACTTCTCCACCTTCGCCTTGTCCTGGTACTTCGCCACGTCCACCCACATGGTGTCGCTGGTCAGGTCGAAGTATACGTCAGTATGCAGGATAGCGTGGAAGAAACCGTCAGAGAAGGGCTTCGCATTGGCCCGGCGCAGGGTGCGCACGGCCTTCTTGATGTCGGCATATGTCAGCTTATCAGACGCGGTAATGGTGCCGCGTGTGGTGTTGCTGCCCGCATACTGCACGTTCATACCGGCATTCAGTGCGTCGCGGCTGATAGTGTCCAGAGACAGCGCAGCCTGGCGGCTCAGGGATTCACTGGCTTCCTTGTGCTTGTTGCCCAGGAGATACCAGTTAAACTCATCTGTCACGGCAATATACCCGCCGTAGGGCTTCACCATGGCCGTGAACGCGGTTTCCACCAGCTTCTGGCCGTCGGGGGTCACGCCTTCGACAAGGGGCGTAGTGATGGCGGGAAGCTCGGTAATGCGGGTGAATTGAACAGTTTTGCCGTTGTTCAGCGGCAGCGTGCGCTTCTGGGCATCCCGGTTGTGGATCAGCTCGGGCATTAGGTCCCGCATGAAGGTTCGTTCGTAGAATTTGATGACCGACGGCGCTACACCGGCGTCGTAGGTATAGTTGGTGTTATAGGCCGCATTGGGGGTAATAGGCATATGCTCACTCCTTTACTTATCTTCGCATGTCATAGACCTTCCCCTCGCCAAGATTTTTCAGAAGCCGGTCAAACTGCGCATCGCTCATTGTGGCAATGGCACCGGCGTCAGCCGCCGCACCCATAGCGCTGTTGGAGGACCGGACAGGAGAGGGCACACGGCGGCGGGGCTGATTCATCGCTTCCGCCACGTCGTAAAAATCCCATTCTCCGCTGAGAACTTTTTCTTTGACTTCGGGATCGGTCTGGAAAAGGGCCGCAACATCCAGGCCCTTGCTGGATTTGATCTTGTCCGCCTGCGCAGCCAGGATACGAGCGCGGGCTTTTGTTTCCGCGTCAGGTTCCGTCTGTTGCTGCTGGGATGAGGCGAACCGACCGTCAGAGGTTCGGGGTTGGGTCTGCGTCTTCGGCTGTTGGTCAGGCTCGGAGGATTGGATACCCGCCATCGCCTTGACGTACTTCAGCGCCATTTCCTTGGATTTAATCTGACCGGAAGCGACCAGGTCGTCAGCCTGCCGCTCATACATGCTCTCGCGCAATGGGGCAAGCATTTCCGCAAACTCAGCCCGGAGCCGGGTTTCCTGCTCCTTTAGCTGTTTGCTTGCGTAGGCCTCCATTTTTCTGCGCATCCAGCCAGCATCAGCTTTGGCGGGCTGTTGGTCGGATTCGGCCTGTTGGTCTGCGTCCTGTTGCTGTTCTTCCGGCTGTTCGGTGATTTCATCCAGGCTTGAAATGGGCTGTTCTTCCTGTTCCTGCATAGGCTCAAGCACAGCGTCGTCCTGTACAGCCTGCTGCTCCATGTTGGTTTCGACCGTGTTTTCCATGGGTGATCCTCCTTTAAGGCCATTGCTGGCCGTCGTCTTCCCCGCAGAAAACGGAGAAAGCGCAATATATCAGAAAGAGGAGCGATTGCTCACTCCTCAATTTCTGGCCTAATAAGCTCTGCCCTGGCGTTATCAATCAGGGCTTGCCGGGTATTCACTTGCATTCCGGCCTGGGGCATTCTCGCAGCCGTTGCCTGCTGCTGGTTGGCGGATACTCCGGCGCTTGCCAGCGCGTTTGTCAGGTCGGTGGACGTCAGCTTCAAGCTCTGGTTCTCCTGCTGCAACTGCTGCATCTGAGCGCCCATCTGTTCGATCTGCTGCTGCATCTGCTGCATTGCGGCCTGCTGCTGTTCGTTCTCCTCAATCACCGGCAGCAGCCGATCCTTACCCTCGATATTCAGCAAGCGGAACAAAGCGGACAGCGGGAAGTATTGCTGCATCTGCGCGGCCATCGTGAACGCTTCCATGTACAGGTTGTTGATCTGGTCGATCCTGGACGGGTCGCGGGTGACGCACTCCACCTGAACCGTGTACGGAGGCGGAGCCAGAACGCCTTTCTTCGGCTTATCAAAAAATTTCTTGGCCTCCATGGCAATCTTTCGGCGCTGGCCGTCCTTTCGGCCCGTCACCATGACCACGCGGTCTTCGTCGTAAAACTCGGCCATCAGCCAGAGAACATGCTTCACGATCTGCTTGAAGCTGTTGTTCAGGATTTGCGTCCTGGACACCTGGATTTTCGCGCCTGCGGTCTGCAATGCGCTGATAGCTTTACCAGACACAATACCGCCCGTAGTTTCACCACGGGTGAACTGATTCGCACCTGCGTCGGCTTTCAGGTCTGTCTGGAATTGCAGCATCT